CTCTGCTGTGCGTAGGATATTGTTCCAACACAATCGTCCGAGTTGTGGATTCATCACCCCTTCTTCTGTGAGAACTAGACTATCGCTTATCACTATACTCATGCCATCACCACCGTATATCCATCCTTCTGTGCCTCGCCTATCTTGTCGATAAGGTCACGCACCGCACTACCACTGAACAATTGACTGCTATCGAAGTCCCCTTGCACCAATAATGTCTGTTGACTCTGAATAGCCGGAGTGGTCGCACTTGGAGTGGGAACACTTGCCGAAGAACCACCACCATATGACGCACTCGCCAACTTCGCTATCATAGCACCTGTAGCTGCTGCAGATGTGGCTGCGAACGCTGCACCAACAACCGGACCACCGATGGCAGAACCAGCCTTGTAGCTTGATATTCCTGCGCTGATACCATCTATCACAGCTTGTGCTATGGATGCAGCTTTCTGTAGCTGGAAATTCCTCTTACCCTCTTTCTCTGTAGCATCGACTAGGTTGCTGTATATGGATATGAGATTGTTTGCCATCATCGTTCCAGCGTTGAGCAGAAGCTGATTGCGTTCTTCCTGTGCCTTCTTCTGTATGTCGGTCAAGTCGTTTTCATGTTTTTCTTTTATTTGCTTTTCTAACTCGTTGAATTCTTCTTGCGTTACCTTCTGTTTTTCCAAAGCATCTTTAAGGAACGCCAGTCTATCATCACGTCTCTTTATCAATATATCCTGTTCACTTGCAACGAACTCCCTGAGTCTATCCAGCTCATCCTCGTAATATGTTCCTGTATCCTCTGGATCATCTTCACCACCACCTGTCGGTGTTTCCATGGCTGAACCTAATGCGGTTAGCTTATCGACAAGCCCTTGCACTTCTTCACTCGCTGGGCCAAGCCCTGTGTCGATGAGTGCTTTTATGGCAGTCTCTAATATGGAAGCCTTCTCAGCATTGAGATTAAATGAATCGCCAAGAGCCAAAGCATATTGCTCAGCAGTCTGCATCGCTGTGGTGCTATTCTCAATGATCTCATTCCTTAGACGTTCCTTTTCGATCTCATCTTCGGTCTTCTTTGCTTTCTCCGCAAGCACCTCATTGAGCTTTTCAGTTGCGAGCCTGACTAATTCTGTACTGTATGCACTATCCTTGTTGGCGCGATTCAAATTAATTAATCGCTCAAGCGCCTCTTGTGATGCATTTTCATATGCTTTGAAAGCGGTAGTTGCAAGTTGTATTGCTTTATTCCTATCAGCGATAGCCTTCTGTTCTTTCTCGTATGCTTCTACGTTATTGAGTACTTTCTGTTCAAGTTCTGGATATGTGTCAAGGAGCAATCTTACAGCTTCATTTTCTGCTATATATCCTTGCGTAAGTAGATTTATAAAACTTTCTTGGTTTGCTTCTGCTTGTGAAAGGTTTGTTGTCGCCTTTATTAAATCCTCTTGATACCTCTTTCTTGCCAGCACTATTGCGTTGTATCTATCTCCCTCTTCAACACCCTTTGCCATAGCTATAGCAGTTAGTCTTTCTTGTTCGGTCATGAGATTTAACTGCTCTGTAGTATATCCAGTGCCTTGCGCAATTTGCGAGAGGGATTTTTCATATTTCCCAATCCATTTTTCAGAATTCTGTATTGTGTTGTTATACTTCTCCAATTCAGAGCTAGATTTTCTGTATGCTTCACTAGCACTCTGTAGAGCAAGTTGCATCTGAGCCTTAGCCTGTGAGACCATGGATTGGGTAATAGCATCGGTTTTGCCTTTACTCTCTTCAAGGATGGTGTTGTAATTGCTTACTGCTGTTTTGAGATTATCGTAAGTAGTCTTGAGGTTTTTGCTTGCACTGTCTTGCCCCAACAGCTTTTCAGTGAAGGTAACAGCAAGTCCGATTATAGGTGCAAGTGCTTTGGTTTTTAACCCATCGAAAGCCTTTGTCAGTCTTTCAATGTTATCACCAAGAAGAACGCCTGCGTCTACAACTTCGTCTGAGTACACAACCCCCAAGTCGTGGGCTTCCTTTCTGAGTTGCTCTATCTCTTCCTTGCTTGTATTGAGAGCGGCAGCAAGTTCAGTAGCAGAGCGTCCAAGAAGTTTGTTTGCTATCGCTGTTCTTTCGGTTTGGTTATCAATATTAGCAAGAGCCACAAAAACCTCATTAAACAAGGTTTCTTGGTCTTTCATATTTCCGTTAACATCAACAACAGATATGCCTAACCTGTCGAACGATTCAGCGTACAGAGCAGTGCCTTTTCTAGCCTCATCTGCGGCATTTGACAGGGTTTTTAACCCCATCTGCAAGCCTTCAACAGAAGCGCCCGACTGACCCAAGATGTAGTCCCATTCTTGGAACGCTACACGACTTAGCCCGATTTTCTGCGAGAGTTTGTCTACCCGATCAAGAGCGGTTGCAGAGGACATGACCATATCCCCCATCTTCTTGGTAACGACACCTATGGCGACAGCTGCAATACCGGCAGCCTTGGCTAGTGTAGCAAGGCCTTTGCTGGCTTTTGTTCCGCCACGTTCCCCAGCGTTCCCCACATCATCGAGCTTCCCAGAAGCACGATCCATGTTGCGTTCGAACTCATCTATTTGTGCGGATATCTTTGCATTGAGTACACCATATGCCATTAAAAACCACCCTTCTGCAGTATATCGTACAGCTCGCTCACCTCGCTCTCAGTCAAACTTCCATACCGAGGTTCGCCAACCTTAACATCATACAACCACCACCATTCGTGGTACGTCATATTCCAGAAATCGCTAGGCTGTATGCCCCACGATCCGACCGCTATCCGGTAGAACTCTCCGACTGTGGGGAATCGGTCTGCTCCCCCTTTGTCGATTTTTTTTTACTTATCTTCTCCGGTCTTGCGCTGAGAGCCTCACTCACAAACTCGGTTGCATACACTGAGGCACTTCCCATCTCATCTATGACAAGAGTCCCCACCTCGTTGTACGGGACACTGTAACCAGCTTCGTTGATGGCACAATAGAGAATCCAAGCAACGTCCTTCACCTTTGTCTTATATGTCTGCACACTGCGTAAGAATGACATCAGATCAAAACGCTGCTCGATACGCTCTACCGTGGCGAAGTCAGCCCTTACCTCATAAGTCTTTCCCCCAAGGACAATCTCCATCTTCCTTCTCATGTTTTACCCCCTAGGAACTCGCTGTAGCGTATGTGACCTCTCCGCTACTTTGCAAGGTCGCATCGAATGTCACGGCACCATTGTACTCGCCATTCTCATTGTATCCCTGCAAGAAGAAATCGCCCGTCATCACACCACCGTCATGGAAGGTGATCGTATACGACTCCAACAGTACTCCATTGATTGATGCGTTTCTCAACGTGTCGTCCATGACCACGCCACCAACGGTCAGGTCAACCTGTTTCTGTCCGGCTTCCTCAAGGAGAGTCCTCCATCCAAGGTCGTCATCGTTGGTGATATCGATAGGCTCGTTGTTTATCGCAACGCCTTTGGTACGCACCGCTGCAATCAAAGCGGATCCCTTCTTGATTGTCAAATTTCTTCCAACATCTGCACTCATGATATATCTCCTTCATATTGCAATATGATTCTGAATCTAATCACCCCATGTCGGGTGATACCATCTGGATCAAGGAACGACTCACCGAAATCAAACTCACATGTCACCGTATGCGCCCCTGTAACTTCCAACTCCCTACGATGCAGACAAGCATATATCGCCTGCATGATATCCTTCACCTCTGCCCTGCCATAATAGCGTGACCATACGTGCAAGGTTAGTGTGTTCTCGCTTCCAACCGTGTCGTCCGTATCCCACTGCACGCTCGTATCATCACCGATAACCACATATGGATAATCACTGTCTTGTGGAACATTGTCATACACAGCCTCTACCTTTCCCATGAGTGTAGTATCACCTACGAGAGCTTGGTATATGCTTTGCTGTATGTCATATTGCTTCATGACAATATCTCCTTGAGAGCCTTCATGAATATCGGTCGCTCTTCCTCTACTGACGGGAACAGGAACGGCCTCGCAGCCATGCGTGATGTACCAAACTCTAGGTATGGACCATACTCTACAGGAGTGAACACGTACCCAGTAAGTCCATCTATCTCGAATTGTATCGATGATGCAAGCCGCCCAGTATCACTCATGGGAGGTTGTCCAGGTGCGCTCGCCTGATGTGTCCTTCTAGGCTTATATAACTCGTACACGATACCACTAGCAGGCCCATTCTGTATGCGCTTGACAGCACGGCTATGTACAGACAATGTAGATTGAGCAACAGCTTTTGACACTTCTCGCTTCACTTCGTCCTTGGCCTGTTTGAACAGCTCTTTCATTTCATCGAGTCCTTCAATGTTAATAGAGAAGTTTGGACCTCTCACTGCGCTACCCCTTCCTCACAACGTAGTTGCAAGAATCGCTTCCGTTCTTCGATGTCTATCACCGACCGGATGTTGAACTCTCTCCCCTCGTACACAACCCGATGCTTTGCCTCAACATCGCTTCTATACCTTAAGAGTATATCATGCGTGATACTATCCTGCAATTGCATTCCGACAACCGCTTCCGTTCCAGACAGTGGTGATATCTTTGCCCATACTTCTGCGTACTCATCCCACACCTCTTGCTGTCCACCCATGCCATCATCATAGAGGATGTATTGTTGCAAGCTCACCTTATGCCTGAGCGATCCTGCGCATATCTGGTCACATTTCATACCACTTCCTCCATATCTCGTAGGCTCTTATTGCCCCCATATAGCCTCATGTTCTCGATACACAGACAGGGAACATATTTGCCGATATACTCAGCTTGCTTCTTGTCGCTCTCTATCATGAG